ACCCCATGTCAATTATCTACCCATAAGGATATCCATGATGGATTTATTCTTTACATCTCTATTGTAGTCCAATTCTTGACCTTCTGGAGAAACATTTGCTTTTCCTGCACTTACTGGTGCGTCAGCTCCTGCTGGTTGTGCATTGGGTGCTTTATAGTGTTCATAAAAGATTTCTTTTACGGAATAGATAGGATTTTTTCCTTCTTTCACCCGTTCTTGATTTACTGTCAACATGGTTTGAAAGAGTGCTTTTCGTTCATCATCTGTTGTTATCTTTCCTTTAGATTTCAAGTCCTCTAATTGTTCATCGGTGTATTTATTGAATGAATCAATTTGTTGTTTATTATATTCTTCCTGTTTTTTTGTCTGTTCCTCTGTTGCTTTTGTCTGTGCTTCCTGTTCCCGTTTTTGAAGTATTTTTGCTTTCTCTACACCCCAATCTGATACTTCTTCATAATCTTTAGGGGTTCTTCCTTCTTTTGCCCATGGAGATATCAGTTCTTTATCGACTTCTTCTTTTGGTTCTTCCCGTTTTGTTTGAGCTTCTATAATCTTTTTTGCAGTTGCTTCAGTAATTTCTTCTTTCCATTTTGCAGGATCAAATTCCACTTCTTCTTCTTTTTTTTCTTCTATTTTTTCTTCTTTTATTTCTGCCTCTGCTTTTACATCAGGTTCACCAACAAGATCTTCAATCTTTGTTTCATGGACTTCTTTATAGTCCACTTCAGGGGTTTCAACTTCTTCAACGGTGGTTGTCACTTTTTTCTTTGCCATAGAGATATCTCCTTATATATATAGTATAGCAAATTACATTTTATTCATTTGTATGAGCATATCGTGCTCGCACAGAAGCATTAGCTTTTGCTTTAGAGGTTGAAATACCAACAGTTTTACCTGTAGTTTTTTTAACAATTGCCCATTTATTCCCTGATTTTTTAACAGTCCACGGCATTAGTCCTCCGTTTCTTCATCCTTATAATAATCTTCATCCATTTTGAGATGGTCAGCGACTAATTGTTTGATAATATTCTTATCCAATGTTGGATGTTCTTTTGATTCTTCCGTTATTCCTTTTGCTGTTCCATCTTCTTTTGATTTTTTAATAATAAGTTTCATATATTTTATAGACCTCCTTGTCCTTGTCCTTGCGGACTTGCTGTTACGCCTTGTGGTGGTTCTGTTGCCAAATTTGCCGGACTTGCCGGTGATGGTTGTTGTGGGTTGGTATTTGGTGCCATAACTGCTGGTTGTGGTCCTGGTTGCCCTGGAATAGGTTGTTGATTGAGCATTCCAGCAGCTTGCATTGGGTCCATCCCCATAATGAATTTCATCATATATCCTGCTGGGTCCATCTGCATCATCATCATCTTTTCCGCCCTTCCTTTGGGGTCATTCAAATCCATATCCTCATAAAAAGAAATAGGGTCAATCATTTTTAACTTTGCCATTTCCATCGCTGCATTCTTTCTCTTTTGTTTATCCGTTCCACTACTTTTAATCTTTACTTCCATCCCATCTTCTATCATGTCGTTTTTCAGAGCAATAAAGGTAACTGTTCCTTTAGACCCAAGAATCTTCCTCATGTGTTCTTGGGTATAGCGGAGTTTAATCATCTGCATAGCATATATTGCCATCCATTCACTTGCGGCATTGACAGTTTCTTCTGTTATATCGTCAATACGGGTAAAGTTTGCTTCCCGTGCAATTTGATTACTCGTTGCCACATCACTTTGAAGAACACCATTGATGTTCGTTGCTCCTGCAAGGGTAAACATCCGTTCCCTTGCCATACCAATTTCTGTAAATTCCTGTTGGGTTGGTTGGGGTGGGGTAATAAAGGCATGAACCTTATTTACATCTCCTTCTGCCAAGATATCCTGGTCGGGATTATTCATATCCATGCGTTCAATATCTTTTCCTGTTAATCCACCTTCTTTAGAAAAGACGTGTTTGCCACGGTCTTTCAATTTTTCAATAATACGTTTTCCAATATCATCAAGATTTTGTTGATTATAAATATTTTGTTCAATTCTTGATGTTTCGTCATACCCTACTTTTCCCCATTGGTCATATCCCATGAAGTAATAGGGTTTTTTGGGCATATCGACATAATTCCTATACACCGTTTCTTGTGTTACATTCGGTGGCATAATTCCTGTCATTGCTCCCTGCATCATCAGTTCCAAGGGCACTTCACTTTTCGTCTTTTCATCACCTGGGACCGAATAACTGAAGAACTTTTCTTGCCCTTCATAGTCATAATTCGGGTTACGCATTTTTTTAAGAATGACATCACCATATTTCCATAAGACACCTTCAATTCTTTCATAGTTTTCTCCTTCTTTTTTCTTGTACCATGTGAACCAGACTTCCCAAATCTTAATCGTTGTTGCCATCTGTTTCCATGATTCTCCTTCTTTTATTTGTACTCCTTGTCGTTTTAATTCTGTTAAAAATTCCTGTTCTTTTTGTGGGAATCGCATGATAACTTCCTGAATAGTAATTTTCATTGCTTGAGCAATAAATTTCATGTCATCAGCATTATTGGTCGTACACTGTTCATCAATAACAATGTTATCCGGATGGACATTTTCAAACACATAATCACCAAACTCTCCCTTTTCTGGGTCCCAACGAATTTTTATAATCCCTGTAAAGTACACAGGAAGATGCTTAAATCCTAAAGAAAGAACTTTTCTATTTTCCCTACTCTTTATATCGCTATCAACAATTGCGGTAATATTTTCAGCGTGTTGTTTTGATTCTTCTGACGTATTTCCTGGTAAAACAATAAGGTCGGGAAGTCTACTTAATGCAATAGGTTTAATGGCTGCTTCAATTTCATAAAGGGCATTATCTTGATATCTGGCTTCATAAGGTCGATACCTACTCTGTTTTTCATTCTTACCTATTTGGCGACCAAAAAGGTACGTTTCATTCTTCTCCCTACGTACTGCCAACTGATACCGTTCTTCAAAGAATTTCTTACTTATTCTAATCCGTTCATCAAGGACACGAGTTAATTCATCATCCGCTATTTCAATGGCTAAGGTGTCGTGTTCTTGGACAATCCCATCGAGTGCTTGAATAGGATTTGTTAGTCCCTGTTCTTTTAAGAGTTCACCTGGATTTTGCAACATATAGAAAAAGAGCCACTCCGTGGAGTGGCATAAATCGCCTTATACTTCTTTAATTATATCACTTATAAAATATCGTTAATCTGATAAATCGTTCCACAGCGTAAACACTTAATAATAACCCGAACTGGACTAGGTGTACTGCCTGGAACAACAGAAATCAATTTTCCTGTATATTGAAAACAAGGGTTTTGACAATTCGGACAAAACCACATTTTTACCTTTTTTCCTTCAGGGTCTTTTTTATCACTATTAATAGTAATGGAAACGACATCCATTGTCCGTACTTTGTCTAAAATTATGACATCCATATATATATAATAGCAAATCTACTTTTTATTCCTTATACCACACACCGTTTTTATTTGGCATATTCTTAAATAGGTCTGCATCAATAGAAATCCACTGTCCTTGACTGTTTACTAACTGGGGTTGTTTTCTTACTAACGAAGTCGGTCGATTGACCCCTCCAACCTTCCCATCTATCCACTTCAACATCGCTGTGAGATATTTTAATGAGTCAAACCAATGGTCATCTTTCCAATTCTTATCCACATCTTCAAGAACATTCTCATCATACATGGCTTCCGGAAGGGTTTTAATTAAATTTGGACAATTCTCTGTTATCTGCATATAGGGAAGTCCATCTGGAGCGATTTTTAACCAATTATGAATCGTTGTAATGCCATTTAACCGATTATTGGTACTCTTGTGAATATAGATTCCTTCCCTTTTGAACTGGTCAGCAATACTAAAACTTGAATCCTGAAGTTTATTAAACATTGCAGGGTCACCATAGACCTTTGCCTTACGAAACTCCGGTATTTCCTTCCACTTTCTCGCCCATGTTTCTGGGGTTGTTTCAATTCCATCCACTTCCTTGTAAAGTATAAGACGATGAAATTTTACCCCTTCATACTCTTGGGGAAAGAGTCCTCCTAATAAAAGAACAGCAGGAGCAGAATACCCCCAATCAAGACCACCAACAAACGCATAGGGTTTTGGAACAATGGGTTTTATCACATGAAGATTCCTATCAAATTCAACAAAAACTTGTCCTTCAAAAATATCCCAATTTCCTTCCAAATAGGCTTTCCTCTTTTTCACTGGGAGAGATTCCAACTGACGGATATAGTCCCTACTAATATACTGATTATCATACGCACTGGCATGAATATAGAAAAATCTCTCCCTCTCTGGGTCGTCATAGGATGCTTTGTCTAAAAAAAACTTCCGTACCCATCCATGTCCAACTCCCCCTGGATTGGTTGCTCCCATAAACTTTACCTGTTCAATCCCTGGATACCGTAAACGATTCCGTAAATCCTGAAATGTCTGTTCATCATTTCTTGTCAATTCTTCAACAAAGATGCCAGCAAACTCACTACTCATATACTTTCCTGGGTCATCTAAGTTTCTTAACAATATCCTCCCTCCCCCATAAATATCTTTTAAGAAAAATGCCATTCCCTCCTCTTTTGTTTCCTTTAACTCCCCTAAATATTTAGGAAACTCCCTAACAATTCTTGAAATCTGTCTATCTTTTAACGTGGGATAATCCTCAGAAAAAAGACCAATCGGAACTCCTTTCATTCCATAGGTCTGGGCAATCCAAAGACTATACCAAAGTGCCGCCCAACGGAGGAGATAACTCTTTCCTCCCGCCATAGCTCCTCCATACAATAAATACTTACATTCCTTTTTGGATAACATATTTAACGCTTCCTGCTGTTTCGGTTGAAGATTCATCAATTGACGAAGCGAGACTTGTTCTTCTTTTGTATCCATAGTATCCTATAAACTATCCTATAATAAGTTAGATGATATTTTGACAGTAAAAATACGGGGAGATAGGTACCATATAAAATAAATAAATGCCTAACCGAACACCACTATCCTCCGTTGTTTTCTATTACTTACTACATCATCATGTATCATACTATTATTATTCATGTCTGTATCTGTACGTTACTATATCATGTACGCTATACAGCAACGATACGCTTGCTATACGTCGTACAATATACACTTTGCGACGTTATAGCGCTTGTTGCCTGATCTAGTTTGATACTGCTACATCACGGCTGTAGCCATGCTCATTATAGGTCATTCTCTTTTTGAGCCTCTGTACTGCCTTGTAATGGCTCTGAAACATCTACAGCGTCCATAATTAAGGTTTTATCACTCACCACTATCACGTCACGCTCTACCAATCTCTTTTTCAATTTTAATGCGGTTTCAAGATATTTGTGTCTCGTGGGCATATCGGGGATTATTCTATCGGGTTCAGTGTGGCTTGTAACGATCTTGTGTGCTTCTAACCCTTCATTTAATTTTGTTGCCAATTTCACATCAGTTATGCCTATACCTTCTAAAAACTGAGGGTATTCGAGTTTAGATAGGTTATCATTGGCTATGGTATATGCACTCTCCTTGCTACATTTGTATGCTTTTCTTGCACTTTTAACACTATCTCCAGTCTTTAAGTAGTATTGTAACCATCTTTTCTGTTTTATAGTTACGTGCTTTTTTTCATTATGTATTACGGGTATTGCAACTCTATCTATAGATGATATGGTAGTGTTATCATTCATTATTCTATTATACCAATTACGTTTTTATGGACGTAGTTTATTGACTTCATCTATTCCCATTGACTCCTACCACTTTGTTACCAGCTTCATATCCTAAGGACTTGCATGGCAATCCTATAGGAAAACTGACCTCTAGATTACTTTACCGCTTTCCGCATAGCCTCTCTTACTCTCCGTTTATCACTACTATTTCTCTCATCATAGGCTTTTTTGTATGCCTCATAGGGTCGATGATATTTTTCGCAGAACTTCCGTAGGAGTGTTGCGGTTTTATTATTCATTAGTTTATATTTTTATCTTTTTTATAATGAGGAAACATAAGTTTAAGATTGCGTTCCATTTCTTCTTCTTCTTCTTGAGTAAGTTTATCTTGTTGTTTATTTACTTGTTGGGAAGTGGGTCGCATAATGCCACCAACGGGTACTTGTTTTTGTAAACCTTTTTGTAATCCTTTTTGTATAGTTTGTATACCATCTTTTATGGATATACGACTACCAAGAATATACCCTATACCAAACCATACAAAACAACTAATAAGTAACAGTATTTCCATCATATACGGGTGCGTTTATAATACCAACTCTTTTCATATTCTAATGGGTCTTTATTTCTCATTTCAATATCTCTTGAAAAATAATGATAATCACGTTCTAATAATGCTTTTGGAGTAATAAGTGGCTCTTGGTCTTTCAAGTCCACAACCATTGTACAGTTCCGGTACACATGAATGACAAGGAGAGGTTCTCCTGTTCGTTTATCTCGAATAGTTTGATCTGGCAACCACATGGGCAATCCTCCTTCAGTATAATCTGAACTAAAATCTACAGGCTTTTGTTCCTTGTGGCGTACCCTGGTATGTCCCGCCATACATCTTTTGCCCGTTTTACTTCTTCGGGCGTAAAGTTTTTTGTACCATGAGCATCTATATATTCTTGAGAAGCAATGTCACCTCTCCATGGCTGAACCATTGAATTAAAGTATTTTTTTCTATCATTTTTTATACGTTCAGGGATAAATTCAGGATATTTTGAGGCTTTGATATCGGATTTTTTATTACACTCATTACAATGAAGTGGACCATATTGAGGATGTACAGGAGCTTCGTTTATTCCACACTTTGCACATTTCATACTGATGATTATTATATACCACTATGTCAATGGTGTGAAATATATGTGAAATGATTTAGCACATTATTTTTGGAAGCGTTATTTTTATAAGCATCGCTTGTTTTTCAATAACCTTCTTCATCATAGGGTCTTTACATTCTTTCCACTTCATCCGTAGTTCATCTAGTCTTTTTAGTTTATTTTCTAGTGTCATATAGTCCCCTTATACCCCTCTCTTTATCTTATTTATTAAATTTGTTAAAAATACTCATTTCCTGAAAGGAGAAAAGGATGCGTTCCCCCCTACCCCCAACAAAGAGTATTTATAAACGATTGCTTCAGCACCATATACATGGTGGGGAAACTCCCTCCTATCGTTTGAAGGTTCATGTTTCCTTTCGCTTCCTAGACATTTCCTGCCGAGAATGTACAAGTACGGCCCTTGGTGTCATTAGGTTGGGCTTCATCTTTTTATACTGGTTCAGCCACTTTCAGCGTTCCCCATACCCAGTTGCTCTTGTGTGTGTGTCAAATAGTGTTTAGAAGGTTTATGAGGAATAGGAAGATTATCTATAAACGGGCGTGCATGATTTCTACAAATAGGACAAAGAACATATAAGCCCTTTATGAGTAAAGAAAGTGTGTAATATCCATAGCATTTCATTCCACATCTATCACATAGGACTATTGGTTTTGCGTTTGGATATTGTTTAAGAAACCTTTTAAGTTGCATAAAAAAACCGCTCTGTTCCCTGGTCTGGTTGCGTGCTAGTACGCTGACCAGGTAACATAACGGTCTTTTACTAGTATATTTCCACCTATTATTATAACACACTTGTCAACTAGTGAAACTGATAATACTCATCTGGCTTCTTTTCGCACTTTGGAATACATAATTCATAGAGTACCATTGGATTATCGGGGAATAAAAAGACCTCTTTTACTTTTTTCCATCTTTTTATACTTTTGTCTTTTGGCATAATTACCCGTTCACCATTTGGGGTTCTAATGAGAAGAAAGTAAGATTTTTTCTTTGCATAATCGAAGTAATCTTTCCGAACTCTACAAAAATCATAGGTATCAGTTGAGGACATGGGTTTATGAATATCGACAACTAAAAAGTTACCAAGAGTAGTGTATTGCATCTTGACATAAGTCTACCATAGTGTTATATTGTTGTCAATATGATTACAATGAAAGCAGGAAACTACTACACATTACAAGACATTGCTACTCGTTTGAGAAAAACCAGACAAACTATTCTCAACCGGTGTAAAAAATTAGGCATAAAACCTGTTACCTTCGGCAGACTCTTCACACGATACCATGAAGATGATGTTCTCAAGATTATCGCATCATACGAGAATATTATATGAGAATATTGAGAGTATTTTGGGGTATTGACAACCGTCAATTTATTTGTTATACTTTTTCTTGAAAGGAGATAATTATGAAAACAATA